AACTGCAGATTGAGAATCTATACCGTCTCCATTTTTATTGAAGGCATTGACAACTGCCGCATTGTATGCAATTGCCAAAAGATCCATATTCTTATCTAAATCAACATCACCAGGTATAATATCTTTTAATGAGTCGAGTGATGCTTTACTGATATTTAAATCTGGAGAGTCAACTTCTCCTGAAGCTAAAATTACATTTGAAAACTTTGTTGTGTATTTAAATTTTTGACTCATGTATTATAAGTACACTATTTTTTTATATTTTTACTATGATATAATATAGCAGACGGGTAATCGGTCAATTCATGTTCGGCGGCAATTTCTAAAATATTACTCATTGTTGATAATTTTTCAATGTTATCTACTTTCTTTAAGCAAGATGAAAATGTTCGTTTCCATTGATTTTTATTTTTTGCACAAACAACCGATTCGCATAGTTTAAATACTAAATCTTTATGTGAATCATCTAATTCTTTTAATTTTCTAGCATCTTTAAATTTATCGCATGCATAACTTTGAAATTCTTCTATATCATATATAGTTTGTTGAATATTATTTTTACCATATGTTTCTGCTGCTTGTAGTGGAATTTGATTTGTTCCATTGGGGCGACCAGGAGATTTTTGTGTTTGATTTTGTGTCTCTTTACTTTTTTGTTGGACAGCTTGCTTCTGATTTTCCATGCCTTCGCGTTGAATCTCTAATTGCTCTTCAGAAATCTCTCTATCTTTTTCAGACTGCACACTTTCAATCATTGGTATGCCACCTACAAGTGGATTGTAATATCCTTTTTCACGTTGCTCGATATAAGGTTCTTGTGCTGGCGAAAGCTCGCGTGGGTTTGGATAAAGTCCAGTTTGCATAGATTTAATACCTTGCTCTGGAGTGAGTATTCCAATTTCCAGCAATCTAGTAATAACTCTTTGGAATTGAACTTCGTCTTTTATGTCGATCTCTTCAAACTTTGCAGTAGGATAAGATTTTAATCCCATATTGCGACAAACTTCTTTAATTTGTGGTTGCAGAAAATCATTTAAAAATGAATTCCTTGATTCCTTTAATCTTTCAAGAAATATCTCAGCTTTTACTTGGGTATTAGAAAACTTTTCGCTACCTACGATAACATTCTGTAAACCTTCCTTAATATCTTCGTTTACAATTTTATACTTTTCGGCACCTAATACTTTATTAAGATCTGGTATAACAAATTGTGCCTTTGTAGTATAATCTGCAATTAAAGCACGACCAACACTCTCATTCTGAAATAGTTGTTGCATTGCTTTCAAATTGTTTGGGTTAATACCACCTTTATCAGGTTCGGCACCCATTGTAATTAATAGTATTACATTCTCTACAGTTCTACAAATAGCCTGATCAATCTTCTTTAACTCTAACTTCCAATTGATATCATCAAGCACAGGAAAACCAAACGGAATAGCGAAAGGTTCATAATCTTGTTTTTTATAAAATGAATAAATTATTTTTTCTGGATCTAATTCGATTTTTACTCCGTCTCGGGGCCAAGCTCCATCTTTAATTTGTTTTTTAAGTTCTGGGCTAAGTGAATCAAATACCTTTTTATCCTCTTCTGTTTTTGGAGCTCTTAATCTTTCTAATTCATAATCAGACAATACCTTCTGATATACGCCATCCTGAAATGCAGTAGATTTATCTGCTACAATGTCATATGGATTTAATAAAATGTATTTAACTGGAATTTCTCCAGACTTTAATGTTTGTGAAGCATATACATAATTTAATTTTAAAAGATCTTCATTATTGAATTTTCCATCTACTCTATATAGGAAGATATTTCCAGATCTGTAATACTCTCTAAAATATTGATCTTTGATATTCCAAATATTAATTTTTTTCAACCAACCTTCAATAAATTTCTTAGATCTTTCATTTTCTCCTTCTAAGTATATTGGCGAATTAGAAAACTCAGCCATAATATCAATGGCATTTCTAAATATAGCTATATTAGCATATGCTTTTTGGCATAGTTCGATTGTATCTCTTACATTTACTCCGTCCCCAGAGTAATCATAAGGTAGTAATCCTTCTCGAATATTTGTGTATTTTTTTGCTTTAGTTTTTGCATGTATAGCATTTTTTCGCGTTGTAGTATGATCTGAGTAATATGTGTTTCTGTTGGTTGCAGCATTAGAGCTTTGTACATAAAAACTTTCTCCAGCAGTTTCAGGAATGGTATCTAGATTGCTCATTGACTTTAACACATCCTCAATAGGTTTATCGTTTTGCCTGAATTGATTCCAATATTCAGATCTTTTAGTGTATTTTCTTTTTTCTTTCACAAACTATAATACACAAAGTTAAAGTAAAAGTCTATAAAAGTTAAAAGTTAACTTATAAACATTGGAGTAAAACCGGAATATACTTTTTCAGCTTGTGTGTTGTTCATGTCATGAAACACTTTTACCATCCAACTTCCTAGCACCAATGCCGAATACGAGTCTTTTCTAGCTTTATCTGGACCTGTTTGCCGTCTCAATTCAGCAGGCAATCCAAAAGTTTGTGTGCCCTGTGGAGATGTTGTTATCTGAATTAAAGCACATTGATTCTTTGTCATATTAATCATGTCATATTGATGCTCTATAAAGTCAATCATTTTCGCGGCACCAGCTTGCTTTTGCTCTTCATCAGACAATCTTAAGAATTTTAATTTGTCAATGGGTATTTTTTTAGCTCTCTGCTTGTTATAAGATTCATCAATAGCTCTAGATCCAAACCAAATTCTCTTGTGGTCAAAATTGGCCTGCAATAATTCATTTGCTCGCCTAATCCAGTCAGATGTTGGTTTGCGTAATATTAAGTATCGATAGTCTTTTTTATTGTATTGAGATTTTGCTGTTCTAAGTTCATCTTTATATGTGTCCATTTTATCAAACTCACCATCAAGAGTTTTAATTTTAATATTATTTGATTTAAATAATTCACTTTCATTGACAGCATTAATAAATTGAACGCCGCCATTGTAGTCTCCTACGATAGCTATGATATTAAAATTTTTAATTAGATAATAGAAATAGAATATATGTTCTCTTAAAGGTGTTCCTGACATAGCATAAGAATGCACTAATGTAGAGGTTCCTTTTTCTTTATGATATTTTAGAACTTGTATTGCAAAATCGTCACTACTTTCACTTTCAGACCAAGATGGGTCAAATGCTAGTACATATTCATCCTCCGGATTGCCTTTAACTTCGACATGTGGATCATCTCCATCAACAACCGTACAAGCAGCCATTCTTGATGTTTTAAAGTAACCTGAACTATCATCTGTAAACAATGCTCCAAACTCTCGCTCAAACTGGGATTGACTCATTGTAGCTTTAGCTTGAGTAATCAAATTTTGATCATACAATTGTTTGGGAGCGCAGTCATACGAAAATTGCATAATACATCGAGTAGCTTTGTCGGTCTGGTGATGGATTAAGTTGTCAAATTGACTATATAATTTATACATGTATTCAAATTTATAACTAGCAGACGACAGCATGATGAGTTTATTGTTTGGCCATATATACCTTTCTTCTTCGGTCATTTTACCCTGTTCAATTAGTTTGGTTTCAAGATTGTATAAATCTTCTCTTTGAGTGGGGTTCTCAACAACATAAAGGAAAGGAACAATAACATCATTATAGATTCTCTCAGGCATTAATAAAAACTCGTCAATAATAATTCTATGAAAACGAAAACCGCGAAGTTTAGAACCGTCACCTAAAGGTAAAGCTCGTATTCTACTTCTTCCAATTTCCATTAACCATTCATCATTACTTTTCGATTTTTTTGTAATACAGTTAGCTAGCATTTTAGCCTCTGGCTTATTTGCTATATCTTCAATCTTTTTAAATATTTGTTTTGACTGTCTAAATGAAGCGGCTAATATACCAATTTCGACACCTTGATGTAATATCGCATCTAAAAATGCATAAACACCTGTAGTAAACGATTTACTCATACCACGACTCCACACTCCCATAAAATAATCAGTTTCAAACATAGCCTTAATCGCCATATG